TAAGACCCCAGGCGTTACCGCTGAAGGCGCTTCGACCATCCTGCTGGAACAAGGCTCTGTGTCTACGACCATTAAAGCTGGCGACGTGTTCACTGTCAGTGCTTGCAATGCAGTCAATCCGCAGACCCGTGAGTCCACTGGTTCGCTGTATCAGTTCGTTGCTCTGGCTGACGCCACCGCATCGTCTGGCACTTGGACTGTGACTGTGTATCCTATGTACTCGGCTAACCACGCCTTGGCTACTATGGATGTGCTGCCTGCAACTGGCGCAACTGTAACCTTCGTTGGCGCTGCCTCTAGCCAGTTCGCTCAGAACTTGGTTTACCACAAGGATGCCATCACGTTCGCCACTGCTGACCTGTTGCTGCCACAAGGCGTTGACATGGCTGCCCGTGCCGTTCACAACGGTATCAGCTTGCGTGTTGTTCGTCAGTACGACATCAACAACGACCGTATGCCTTGCCGTATTGACGTTCTGTATGGCTACAGCGCCATCCGTCCACAAATGGCTTGCCGCATCTGGGGCTAAACCGAATGCCCCTTCGGGGGCGTTAACTTAACATCTTTTTTAAGGAAATTATCATGGCACTTCCAAACGGCGGCGGCGGTTACCAACTCGGTGACGGCAACCTGAACGAAATCGTACTGGGCTATGCCCCAGCCCCTGCAACCTATACAGCTAATGCAACTGCCGCTTTGACGGTTGCTGATCTGGAAGGCGGCATCATTCTGTACACGCAAACCAATGCCAACAACCTTCAGCTTCCGCTGGTGGCTGGCGTGGGCGGCGTTGATGCAGAAATCAGCAGCGCTAAAGTTGGCAGCACTTTTGACTTTGTTGTCATGTCCACCAGCACTGGTGTAGCCACGCTGACTGTCAATACCGGCTGGACTTTGGTTGGCTCTGGCCTGACCACTGCGTCTGGCTTCGGTGCTATTTTCCGCGCCCGTAAAACCGGCGACGGCACTTACACCTGCTATCGTATTGCTTAAACCTAACGGGGGCTTCGGCCCCTGTTTCTAAAGGAAAATCATGGCTACGAATACAAAACCTATTGGTGTTGCTTACGAAGACCCGTACCTAGACGGTGCGGTCATTAACAACTCGACTATTACTGGTACGGTAACGTCTACTGCGGTGTCTAACATTGCCGTAACAAATGCCACCACCGGAAGTAGCAATGCTGCTGCATCTACCACTACGCTTACCCTCACGGGTGCTGGCGCGGTGGGCTGGGCAAGCAAATCAGACTTGGAAGCAAATGTCGCGTTGGGCGCATACGCTAACGGTCTGTATGGCTACCTAGAATTCGGCGCAAGTGGCCGAGTTACTGGTTTGGCTTCTGGTACTGTCGGCGAAGTTGTTTTGTCTGCTGGTTGCACACAAGGAACCTACGCCGCGATTGAAGCTGAAGTCGGTATGCCTAGCGGCGCTGTGACTGGCACGAACACATCGTTCCTCTACTTGAGTTCTTATGGCGCTGACAAAGCAACATTCGACACAAGCGGCACTTTGTTCAATCTGGCTGGTGTGACTAAGGGTTCGGGTAATCTCCTGCAAGACACAACATCCGGTGCAACAATCCGTCCAGTTCAAGCGCTTAAAGTCGTTACGCCTGATGGCATCCGCTATCTGCCGTTGTACGTCACTGCTGCCATTGCTGCTTAAAGATGATCACCCGTGAAGTGATCATGGATCGGGTGCAAAGTCTGCAAAAACAAGCCGAGCGTTTGCGTTCCGATTTGGATGCAACGCTCGGCGCGTTACAAGACTGCGGGTACTGGCTTGAGCAATTGAAACAGGAAAACACTGATGGCAATGATCTATCTGCTTCATCCAATCCACGGGGCTAAAGTTGCCACGATGGAACTTGAGGCCGTGTTTGATGAAACAAACGGCTGGACACGCTACAATCCGGACATGCCTTCAGAACCTGAAGAAGCAGTCAACGCGCTAGAAGTTAAGCGCAAATACACACGCAAGGCTGTAGCCGAAGGAGTCTGACATGGCAGTTTACACGGCTGGCGATCAAATCAATCGGGCGCTTCGTCTGATTGGCGTGTTGGCCGAAGGTGAAACAACCTCTGCGTCGGTGTCGCAAGACAGTCTGATGGCGATGAATCAGATGATTGATTCGTGGAACACTGAGCGTCTTTCGGTGTTTAGCACTCAAGATCAAATCTTTACTTGGCCCGCAGGGCAAATTACGCGCACGCTTGGCCCATCGGGCGACTTTATCGGCCTGCGCCCCGTGCTGTTGGATGAGGCGACTTACTTTCGTGACCCTGGCACCAACGTGTCGTTCGGCATCAAGTTCATCAACCAGCAGCAGTACAACGGCATTGCCGTTAAAACCGTAACGTCAACGTACCCACAAGTCATTTTTGTAAACATGACTTACCCAGACGTTACGATGTCCATCTACCCGCGCCCCACCCGCGACTTGGAATGGCATTTTGTGTCCGTCCAAGAACTAAGCAACCCTGCCACACTGGCAACTGATCTGTTCTTCCCGCCAGGCTACCTGCGGGCGTTTACCTACAACTTGGCAATGGAGATTGCACCTGAGTTTGGTGTTGAGCCAAGCCCCCAAGTGCAGCGCATTGCCATGACCAGCAAGCGCAACTTGAAGCGCATCAACAATCCTGATGATGTGATGTCTATGCCGTACGCTATTGTCGCCACTCGTCAACGCTTTAACATTTACGCAGGAAACTACTAACATGGCTACCATTGCAATTACATCTCTCCCCGCCGCCACGGCGTCAGCTACAACTGATGTTTTGCCTATGGTGCAGGGTGGCACAACAAAACAAATCACTAATGCGCTGCTGTTTACCAACGCAACGCTGGTAACGCCCGCGCTTGGCACGCCAATTTCTGGGACATTGACCAATTGCACGGGCTTGCCGATTGCAACTGGCGTAAGCAACTTGGGCACCAACGTGGCTACTTTCTTGGCAACACCAAGCAGCGCCAATTTGCGAACCGCCTTGACTGACGAAACAGGTACAGGTTCTGCTGTCTTTGCAACAACGCCAACGCTAGTGACTCCAATTCTTGGCACGCCGACTTCTGGGGTGCTAACTTCATGCACTGGGTTGCCGCTTACGACTGGCGTGACTGGTGCTTTACCCGTTGCAAATGGTGGCACTGGCGCATCAGGAACAGTGCAGGCTTTAAGTGGCCCTGGCGCGGTAAATATCACAAGTCTTGCTACTGCATTTACGTCAACTGCTGCGGGTAATGCGCTGACACTTGCAGATGGCGCACAAGGACAGATCAAGACAGTTATTTATGTTGCAGAAGCCGCTGGTGGCGATACTGGTGTTTTAACTCCGACCAACCTTGGCAGCGCAACCACAATCACATTTAATGCCATTGGTGATTCGGTGACTCTCCAGTTTGCTGGTACGGACTGGTGGGTCGTTGGATTCCGTGGTGCGGCAGTCGCTTAATGAAAACGCCGATCTTAGGCTCAAGCTATGTAGCCCGCAGCGTCAACGCTGCGGACAGCCGCATGGTCAACTTGTTTCCCGAAGTTGTGCCCGAGGGCGGCAAAGAGCCAGCGTTCTTAAACCGTGCGCCTGGCTTGCGCTTTTTAGCCACTATCGGCTCTGGGCCGGTTCGCGGTGTGTGGTCGTTTTCGTCCCTTAGCACCACGGCGTTTGTTGTGTCCGGCACTCAGCTTTATAAGATCGACCAAGCCTACACAACCACGCTGATCGGCAACGTCAGCGGCACTGGGCCAGTTAGCATGGCTGACAACGGCACGCAATTGTTTATCGCGTGTAACGGCCCTAGTTTCATTTACAACAACACCACCAACGCTTTCGCGCAAATCACGGACGGCGACTTTCCAGGCGCGGTAACGGTAAGTTACCTTGACGGCTACTTTGTGTTCAATGAGCCAAACAGCCAACGCGTCTGGGTAACTCAGTTGCTTGACGGCCTGTCAATTGACCCGCTGGACTTTGCCAGCGCTGAAGGTGCCCCAGACGGTTTGGTGGCCTTGATTGTTGACCACCGCGAGGCTTGGTTGTTCGGCACCAACTCGGTCGAGGTCTGGTATGACGCGGGCAACGCGGACTTCCCACTATCGCGCATCCAAGGCGCTTACAACGAGATTGGCTGCATAGCCCCTTACTCTGTCGCCAAACTTGACAACGGCCTGTTCTGGCTGGGCGCTGACGCCCGTGGGCAGGGCATTGTCTATCGGGCCAACGGCTACACGGGCGTTCGCGTGTCCACGCACGCCGTCGAGTGGCAAATTCAGCAGTACACCGATATGTCAGACGCGATTGCGTACACATACCAGCAGGACGGCCACGCCTTCTATGTGCTGATCTTTCCTTCGGCTAACACGACTTGGGTTTACGATGTGGCCGCTGGCGTGTGGCATGAGCGTGCGGGCTTTGCCGACGGCTCGTTTACCCGCCATCGCAGCAACTGCCAGATGGCGTTCAACAACGAGATTGTTGTGGGCGACTTTGAAAACGGCAACATCTATGCCTTTGACCTTGATGTGTACGCCGACAACGGCCAGATTCAGAAGTGGCTGCGATCATGGCGGGCGCTGCCCACCGGCCAGAACAACCTTAAGCGCACCGCCCACCACAGCTTGCAACTTGATTGCGAAACTGGCGTTGGTTTAAATTTGTACCCAGCGTATGACAGTGAAAATATTGACACCGAGTCGGGGCTAAACCTTGTTGCCGAATACGTGCAGACGTTTTTAGCCACGCAATCAGGCGACATTCTGACCACCGAGGCGGGCGACAATTTTCAACCACTTGGGCAATACGAACTGTCAGATGAAGACATTAGCGGTTAC